CGCACTCATTCAGATGAGCAAGTGGCACAGATAGCATCCAGCATAAAAGAGTTCGGTTGGACTAACCCCATACTAATTGATGAAGATAGCACCATAATAGCCGGCCACGGGCGGCTTATGGCATCACAACGAATGGGTGAGGAACAAGTACCCACTATAGTGCTTAAAGGCCTTTCTGACGCACAAAAACGCGCTTATGTCATAGCTGATAATAAGCTCGCATTAAATGCCGGCTGGGACAATGAAATGCTTGCTCTAGAAATAGAAGAATTGATGGGCGAGGACTTTAATACAGCCTTACTTGGATTTGACCAAAAAGAGATAGATAATCTTCTCGCAGAGGCAAATAAAGTAGCCGGCAATACAGATGAAGATGATGTTCCGGAACTGCCCGAAGAGCCTACAGCAAAACTGGGAGATTTATATCAATTAGGTCGGCATAGGCTACTTTGCGGTGACAGTACAGACGTTACTTTAGTTGACGAGTTAATGGACGGAGAGTTGGCTGATTTGATATTTACCGACCCTCCTTGGAATGTTAACTATGGCGCTACAAAGCATCCTAGTTGGAAGCAGAGGTCAATTCAAAACGACCATATGGGTGTTGAAGATTGGCAAGAATTCGTTAGTGGATTCTGCTCATCATTGTTTATAGCCTCGAAGCCGGGTGCGCCAATTTATATGGTTATGTCGGCTCAAGAATGGCCGGTTGTTGATGCTACATTAAGAGACACCGGCTTTCATTGGTCATCAACGATTATATGGGCAAAGGATACATTGGTATTATCAAGGAAGGATTATCACACCCAATACGAGCCAATTTGGTATGGTTGGAACGATAAGGCCTCCCGGCTAATTAATGTAAAGGATAGAAAGCAGTCAGACCTTTGGAATATACAAAGGCCTAAAAGATCGGAATTGCACCCCACTACAAAGCCGGTGGAGTTAATTGAAAAAGCCATTAATAATTCAACTGAGGCAAGCGGAAGGGTCATAGACTTCTTTGGCGGATCAGGAAGTACATTGATCGCAGCAGAAAAGACGGGCAGAACTTGTAACTCTATGGAGCTAGACCCAAAATATGTGGACGTTATTGTCAAACGTTGGGAAGACTTTACTGGAAATAAGGCAGAGCTTTTAAATGGATGATTTATCCAAGACCTTAAAGGCGCTACACGACGACCCGGTTTTGTTTGTTCGCAGTGTTTTAAATGCAGAACCGCAGAAATGGCAGATTGAAGCCTTAAATGCGGTGGCAAAAAATAACAAAGTTGCTATAAAATCCGGCCACGGAGTAGGCAAATCGACTTATTTATCTTGGCTTTGTTTATGGTTTTTATTAACAAGAATGCCAACAAAGATTGTAGCGACGGCTAATACCGCCAATCAGTTACACGACGTTTTGGCAAATGATGTATTAAAATGGAGTAAGCAACTCCCACCTGGCTTTCAGAAGCAGTTGGAGTTTAAACAAGAGAGAGTTTCTTTAAAAGGATCGCCGGATAGTTTCTTATCTTACCGAGTTTCAAGGAAAGAAAATCCGGAGTCTTTAGCCGGCTTTCACTCAGAAAATATTTTATGTGTGGTCGACGAGGCTTCAGGAATTGACGAAATTATTTTTGAGACTGCACAAGGGACACTTTCGACTCCTAATGCAAAAATAGTGCTTTGCGGTAACCCAACCCGGCCTAGCGGGTTTTTTTACGAGTGCTTTCATACAATGCGAGATAATTGGTATTGTATGACTGTATCATCAAGGGATGGTGATTATGTTTCGCAAGACTTTATCGAAGATATGGCTAAGAAATATGGTGAAGAAAGTAATATATTTGCCATTAGAGTCAAAGGCTCTTTTCCTATTTCGGACGATGATGTACTTATCAATCTCGCGCTTGTCGAGCAAGCTACAGATAGAATTATTGAAGAAGACGAGTACACGCCTACTGTTTGGGGTGTGGACTGCGCTCGTTTCGGAAGCGATAGGTCAGCTTTGGCAAAGAGGAAAGGCAACACTCTCCTTGAGCCGGTTCGGACTTGGGTTAAAAAAGATATTATGGCGATGGCGGGGATAGTTCTTTCTGAATACGAGGCCACACCATATAGCGATAGACCAAGCAATATATTTATTGACAGCATTGGTTTAGGCGCTGGATTAGTTGACAGATTAAGGGAATTAGACCTCCCGGTTGTTGGAATTAATGTTGCAGAAAGTCCGGCAATTAGGTCAAAGTTTAATAGACTCCGCGATGAATTATGGTGGAAGGCCAGAGAGTTTTTTGAGTCAAGGGACTGCAAAATTCCTGATGATGCCACCTTAATAAAAGAATTAACTGCGGTTAAATATGCTTATCTTTCAAGCGGAAAATTAAAAATTGAAGGCAAAGACGAAATGAAGAAAAGAGGCCTCCGGTCACCGGATTGCGCAGATGCCTTTTTGCTAACCTTTGCTTATGAAGGCGCAACGGGGATGGGCAAAATGTCATCTTGGACAGGAAAAAACAAAATACGACCAAGTTTATCTTGGGTAGTTTAATTCATAAACCATAGGTTTAATTAATGGCAAAGATTATTAAATTTCCAAAGAAAAACAATAAATTTGATATGCAGATTGAGGTTACTTTGGTTGATATGGAGAGGATTAGGAGCGCTTACGATAAAATTCTGCCCTTCTGCTATGGTTTAGAGTCAACTAAAACAGTCAATTTTGAAGAATTAACCTATGCATTGTTAGAGGCGACTATAAATAGCGCCCATTTATCAAATATGTCTGCAGCCGAGACAGTGGATATGTTTCAAAGTGTCGAGATTGAAGAACAGCCGGAAAAGAAACATTAAGGATGGTCTGGATACCGGTTGAACAAGCGGGAATGATACCGATTGTTATGCGCGATAGAAGTAAAGAGAAGATAGCGCAAGTTAAGGAAGTCAAACCCAAATATAAAGTCTGCAAAAGTTGTGTAACATTCGCTAGGTGCAAAGAAAAAAGTCAATGCTCCTTAAAAAATGTCAAATATAGGAAAAAACGTAATGGATGATTCAAAACTCAAAACCATCGTTGGTAATGAAATAACGGATGCTACCAATTTTTATGAAGATGAGTTTAGCGCTGATAGAATAACCGCCCTTGATTACTATTTGGGCGAGCCTTTTGGAAATGAAGAAGAAGGTAAATCAAATACTGTCGATACTGTCGTTGCTGACACAATTGACTCTATAATGCCCGGCCTATTAAGAATATTTACAAGCGGAGATGACTATGTCAGGTTCACACCAAGATTGTCAGAGGACGTTAAGAAGGCTGAACAAGCTACTGATTATGTTAACTTTATTATTAACAATGACAATGATGCTTTTAGAATATTTTACAATTGGTTAAAGGATGCACTTCTTTTTAGAATGGGGATTGTAAAGTTTTATGTTGATGAAAAGGAGTCAATTAAGACTGAAGAGTATAGGGGATTAAATGATGATGAGTTTAGTTTACTTGCGAGCAATCCAGATGTTGAAATTACAGCACATACCGAGACAAAAGAAGAGATATTTATTGATGTTGAAATGCCGGAAGGCGCTCAGAATTCTCAGACTATTCACGATGTTGACCTTAAAAGGAAAAAATCCACTAGTAAGATTAAAATTGATAACATCCCCCCTGAAGAGTTTTTATTTAACCGGAGGGCGAAGACATTAGAGGATGCTTATTTCATATGCCACCGCACCACAGTTACTGTTAGCGACCTTGTTGCAATGGGGTATGATAGAGATGAAGTAGAAGAACACGCGGGTTTAAATGATTTAGATAATAAGCAAGAAGTTCAAATCAGGCATCAGGAAATTGAGTCATCAAGCGGTGCTATGCGCTCTGACCCAAGTATGCAAGAAGTCGAGTATTATGAAATATACTTAAAGTCTGATTTAGATGATGATGGGGTTGCAGAACTTAATAAGGTGATTGCTATTGGTCATAATGGCGCACATATTTTAGAGCATTATCCTTGTGATCAGATACCTTTCGCGGTTATTTCCCCGATATTGATGCCGCATAGATTAGTTGGAAGGTCAATCTTTGATTTAACTGGTGATTTGCAATTAATAAAATCAACTCTTTTAAGGCAATACTTAGACAATACATATGCAGTTAATAATTCAAGAATGGTTGCAGTTGAAGGCCAAGTAAATATTGACGATTTGATTGACAATGTACCAGGTGGAGTAATCAGGACAAGGACACCGAATGCGGTTATGCCATTATCCGTCCCTACTGTTGGCAATCAAATATTACCTTTGATGGACGCGATTGACAGAGTTAAAGAAGAAAGAACTGGGATGAGCAAGGCCTCTATGGGTCTTGATGCGGATGCTTTACAGTCAACCACCGCATCTGCTGTTAATGCAACAATAAAGTCAGCACAATCTAAAATTGAAATGTATGCGAGGACAATTTCTGAAACGGGTGTCAAGGATTTATTTAAGGGAATACTCCACTTAGTTACAAAGTATAATAATAAGCCTCGTATCATACGATTAAGAAACGAATATGTGCCGGTAGACCCAACCGAATGGGACACAGAATTTGATATGCAAGTAGAGGTAGGACTTGGCAGAGGGAATGAAGATGACCAACTGCGCGGACTTTCTATGATATTAGCAGAACAAAAGCAAATTATGCAGACTCTGGGAGTTGAAAATGAAATTGTCAAACCGGAACAATACCTTAACACTATCAAACGAATGGCGGAACTTTCTGGTTTTAAAGACACAGAGCAGTTCTTTTCAAAGCCAAAAGAGAAATCAAAAGATGAACAACAGCCAAACCAAGAACAACAAGCTATGGCTATGGCGCAACAAGCAGAACAGCAAAAACTTCAAGTAGAAGAAATGAGATTCCAAGCAGAAATGGAATTAAAAAGAGAGAAATTAATGCTTGAGATGGAGTTAAAACGAGAAGAAATGCAATTAAAACTTGAATTAAGAAAGCAAGAGTTAGCAACAGAGGCATCTTTAAGGAAGATGCAAGTAGACTCTGAAAATGCAATTAAAATATCAACAAACCTACCAACCGCACAGTAGAGGTAAATATGAAAATTATAGGTGGCAATTTCTCAACTGGTAATAATGATGAAATAAAATTACCATCTTATGCTGACTTTGTAAAAGCCGGCGGTGACTCTAGCGCGCAAGGCAATGCAACATCCGTTGGAGCTTATGACCAGTATTTGCAAGGTCAGGGCATTGAAACATCTCAATTGCCCGGTGCTACACTTGCAATGCCAATAATTCCGGGCGGTTCAGATGGTTCTGCTACTGCAAGTTCTGCAGCGGGTGGTTCAAGTACACCAATTGATATTGCATCTACAATTGGAAAAATACTGGAATACACTCCAATTAATATGCTTGGCAAGATTATCGGAGAGATTAATGATGGTGTTGGTGGAAAGTCTGGAATTAATGCAAACCAACCGACAAACACTCAAGGCCTTTCTTTTGATGATGAATTGTTCGCAGAAATGTATGGGATAGACCCATCATATTTAGGCGACTTATACTCAAGTGATAATTATGTTCCGGCACAAAGCGGTGGTGGAAATGACGATAGCTTTATAGATCAAATTAATGATGTTGGATTAATTAACGCGATTATGAACAATATGTCTGCTCCGGTAGGTGATGGAGTTGGAAATGGAGGTGGCGGTGATGGTAATGGAGACGGAGGTGGCGGTGGTTCAGCCGGTGGAGGTCAACCGGAAAAAGACCCGCTTGACCCTATCTATGCACCTATTGGTAGCGGTTCAGAGCCATCTCCGACAGTAGTGTCGCCAAATGTTGATGGATTTTTTGTTAGGCCTTCTATGCTTAACACAATCCCATCAAATTATGACCCACGATTTGCAGAGGCTAACAACCGGTTCTTACAAGCGCAAGCCATCAACCCAAGTTATTTAAATAATGTAGTTGATATGCGAAACTTTGTACCGGTTGAGGAACAATTAACAAGTGGATAAATATAAAGCTAGGGAAGATATAGACAAGGCCTACAAAGCAAAACAAATTTTAGAAAGTCCTATTTTAATAGAGGCTGTTGAAAATTATAAACAAGAAATTTTTAATTTTATTGCAAACTCTGCTCCGGAAGAAAAGGAAGGTAGAGAGAATGCATATCACGAGCTTTTTGCACTAAAAGGCATTTTACAAAAACTAAGTAGTGCTGTTGATAGCGGTAAAATCGCTGAAAAAACAATTGAGCAAAAGGATTAATTTTAACTTTAAGAGGTAAAATAATGGCCAATACTCCTGATGGAACTGGTAATAATGAAAGCGTCGGAACTTTAAGAGTACACGATGCAATTGATGAGCTTTTAACTGCGGAAGCACCCGAAGAGGACAATGTTGAGCAAGTTGAAGAGAGTGCTGTAGAAGCACAGACTGAAACTGACGAAGTAGAGCAAGAAACTACTGAAGGCGAAGAAGAGCCGACAGAAGAAGTTGCAGAAACTTCAGAAGAAGATGTCGAGTCTGATGAAGAACCTGAAGCGGAAGAAGAAACTGAGGAATCTGTCTATGTTGTTGAAATAGATGGCAAGGAGATGACCCCAGAGGAAATTAAAGCTGAGATACAAAATAATGGTTTAAGACAATCAGATTATACAAAAAAGACACAGGCACTTGCGGAAGAGAAAAGGGTATTTGAAACTGAAAGGCAACAAACCCAAGCTCTGACACAAAAACTGTCTGAAACTTTGCAGTATGCGGAGCAAGTCCTAAACGATAAAAGTACCGAGCCTAATTGGTCGGAACTTTCACAAAAGGTTACACCGCAAACTTACAATCAAATAAAAGCTAAATGGGAAGAAAGTCAGAAACAATTAGAAAATATCAAACTTCAAAGACAGCAAGTTGCTGAAAAGCAAAAGTATGATGCACAAGTTGCAAGTCAACAACAAGCATTGGCTGAAGAAAAAAGATTGGTTGATATGTTTCCGACGTGGAAAGACCCGAGTGTGTTTGATAGTGAGTGGGGTAACGTAATGACGTATTTAAAGAAAGATGGCATTCCTGACCAAGTTGTATCACAGATAAACTCTGCTGATGCGATTAAATATGTCTGGAAAGCTATGAAATATGATGCATTACAAGATGGCAAATCAGTAATTAAAAAGAAAGTTAAAGATAAGCCAAAGGTCGTTAAATCAGGAACTCCAAAAACAAAAGCAGAGAAAGTCTCTTCAAATAAACGTCAAGCATTTGCTCGACTAGAAAAATCGGGGAGCAAAGAAGATGCTCTTAATTATTTATTAACCAATTAGCTATATGGAGAATTTTAAATGGCTGTATATAAAACTGCAAACGCGATAGGCGAAAGGGAAGACCTATCGAATGTAATCAGTAGGATTGACCCCGCTGAAACTCCCTTAATCTCAAATGCAACAAAAAAGACTGTAAAAGGTGTTTTTACGGAATGGCAAGTGCAAGAATTAGCAAGTGCGGTAGATACCAACTATGTAAATGAAGGAGCCGATTATTCATATGTAAACCCTTCAGCCACAACAAGGCTTGGAAATTACTGTATGATTAGTGTTCAAGCTGGATCAATATCGGGTACTCTCGACACTGTTGATAAAGCCGGTCGAACACGTGAGGAGGCTTACGTTCGCATTTTAAAAGGACTAGAACAACGTCGTGATATGGATAAGTATTTATTCAAAAATCAGGCGCGTTCCGGTTCTGACCCAAGAAAAGCGGGTGCTTTACCTTCTTGGATAACTAATGCTAGTTTCTCAACAGCGGGTACAACATCTGCGGTTGCAACTGGCGATGGTTCTGATGCGGCTACTATGGCGGGTAACAACAGAGCTTTAAGTTTGGCGCTTATAGATGCGGCTAATTTACTAGCTTACACTGATGGTGGATCACCGGATATGCTTTGTGTATCTCCGGCAAATAAGGTCGCTTTCTCAGACTTGTCATCTGGTTCGGTTGCTACAAACCAAATCCAAATGACTGCGGGTAAGCCTCAAGATGCTGTTATAATAGGTTCAGTTTCACTTTACTTAACTGACTTTGGAACTCTCAATGTTGTAATTGATAGACAAGCTCCAAATACAGAAGTGTATTTATTGGATACTGACCATTATGCAATCGGTCATTTACCGGGCAGATTTTTCAAGACTGTTGATGTAGCACCAACTGGTGATGCGACCAACTTTGCAATTCTGTCTGAATGGACTTTGATTGTAGATGCGCCAAAAGCTCACGCAGCAGTCTACGATTTATCAACCACTTAATTGATAACTAATTAAAAAAGGGCGGGTAAAACTGCCCTTTTTATTGAGGGGTGTTTGTTTTTTTTAAACCTTTAACCTTTATAGTTAATTCTAAATGATTGTTTGCGAACACCTCTCACTAATTTTAAGGAAATTTTATGAGTAAAAAACTTTTAAATCACGACCCGGTTACTGGACGTAAAACACATTTGAAAGAAGATATTGATGGTTTGAGTTACGAAACAGAGGTCGATGTTACTAATGTTTTAAAATACACTAGGGAAAAAGAGGCTGAACATCAAAAAGGCTCTATGATTGGTAATACACAAAAGCACCATCAGAAAATAGCTGAAATACCTGAAACTCTTTATTACGATCTATTAACAAAATTAGGCAATCCAAAGCACAATAGAAAGGCTTGGATGAAATGGTTGCAAGACCCTGACAATAAATTATTCCGCACTACAACTGGAAGATTAGTATGAGTATAAACACTTATTCAGAATTAAAAACTGCAATTGCTAACTTTTTGGCAAGAGACGATTTGACTTCTCGCATACCAGAATTTATTGAAATTGCAGAGGCACGGATTAATCGCGAATTAGAAACTCGCGAACAAGAAAAACGCGCCACAGCATCTTTAACAGCAGATAATCAGTACGTTTCTTTGCCTTCTGATTTAAGGCAATTAAGAAGTGTTAAGCTGAATAAAAACCCAATTGTAACTTTGGAATATAAATCTCCTGATATGCTTGACCAAGAATACTCGTCCGCCGGGACGGGAGTGCCTAAAGCATACTCCATCATTGGTCAAGAGTTAAAATTAAGACCAATACCTGATGCTAGTACTACTGCAGAAATAATCTATATAGGAAATGTTGAGGCATTAAGTGACTCTAATACTTCTACAACTTTGCTTATTCGCTCGCCTGACGTTTATTTATATGGCGCGCTTGTAGCCGGTTATGACTACTTAATGGACACTCAAAATAGTGCAAATTATAATGTCAAGTTTGCGACAGCTATTGAAGAAATAAGGTATGATGAGGAGCGCTCTTCATACTCTCAAGGAAGAATCCAAATGCGCTCATCATATTCACGACAAGTCTCAATGAGGTAAAAAATGGCAAAATCTAATTACTTAGAAAATAAAGTACTTGACCATTTTTTAGGTACTGCAAGCACATCTGCGCCATCTAATGTTTATGTTGGACTTTTTACGTCTAACCCAACAGATGCCGGAAGTGGAACAGAAGTATCTGGAAATGGTTACGCAAGAAAAGTGGCAGCATTTAGTGCGGCTTCTAGTGGCGCTACATCAAATAGTTCAGCGATAGAATTTACAGCCTCTGGCGGTTCTTTCGGAACAGTAACTCACTTTGGAGTCTTTGATGCTAGTTCTTCCGGTAATCTTTTGTACCACGGAGCGCTAACTGCAAGCAAAGTAATTGCAGACACAGACACATTAAAAATTTCCGCTACTGGATTATCAATAACAGAAACGTAAAATTATGGCTTTAGTAATTAAAGACAGGGTAAAAGAAACAACCGAAACTAGTGGCACTATCACTTATGTATTAGAGGGTGCATCTACTGGCTTTGAATCTTTTGCATCTGTCGGTAATGGCAACACAACTTATTATTGCTGTACTGATGGGACAAACTTTGAGATTGGTATTGGCACATATACATCTAGCGGTACAACTTTAGCTAGAACTACAATATTGCAAAGTTCTAATTCCGATAATGCGGTCAGTTGGGCAGATACTAGTGCTAAAAGTATATTCTGCACCTTACCAGCTGAAAAGATAATCTTTCAAGATGCAAATGATGTAGTCCCAGAGGTCGATTCAACAGCAATTACTTTTAGTATTGCATTAGGAGGTTAAATGGCAAACGTACTTAAATCAGATGTAAAAAGAATAACCACTGCGGATGGTGCAAGCGCTTATCATTTAGGATTTGCAGATGTTTTAATAACTGTTGGTAGTGGAAAGACATTAACCTTAATCGGAGTGACTATTGCCAGCATCACGACAGCAACTGTCAATGCAACTGTCACTTTGCAAAAAGCCGGGGCGGGTACTAAAGCGCATATAATAGGAGCAAATACTCCGGTTGCTGATGGACAAGCGATTTATTTTCCAATGAAACACGTTTTAGAAGCTACTGATGTTTTGGTTGGTCAATGTTCTGCTGACGATAGTGTTGATATTGTTTTTAGTTATTTGGAGCAATCATAGATGTATATAGGTAATCAACCCGCTCAATCCTTTGCTACAGTTACAAGCCAAACTATAAATGGTAATGGCGGAGCAACTTATACATTAAATAGGGCAGTAAATTCCGCAGCCGAACTTGAGGTATTCGTTGAGAATGTGCAACAGCAACCAACTGTCGCGTATACAGCTTCAAGTACCACATTAACTTTTACTGCAAACGTACCTTCCGCCACCGGCAATATTTATGTAATCTACAGAGGTTTGGCGCAGAATGTTGGGCAAGATGAAAATGCTCCAAGATTGATAGGCGATAATACTCTTACTGGTGACCAAACGATTACTGGTGATGTAACAGTTGGTGGCACAGATTTATTTGTAGATACTTCAGCCGAAAAACTTGGCATTGGAACTGCTACGGCAAATCAGCTACATCAAAAATTAAATATATATAGTTCTTCAGAAGCTGGGATACAGTTTATGAATGATGCTACTGGTGTTGCAAATAGTACAGATGGTGCAAGAATATCCGTCTACGAAGATGATATACAATATACAAATTATGAAAGTGCTGGAAAGCAAATATTCAATGTAGGTACTAATGGTGGTACTAAAGCAATGGAGATTAGTTCGGCTGGTCATATACTAAAACCAGTGCAACCAGCTTTTCACGCTGGCACTGCAACTGGCAGTAATACAAGTGGTGACGGAAATGGTGTTGGTGCTGATTTTGCTGGGTTAGAAAGAGTTTCTACTAATATAGGCTCACATTATGCAACTGGAAACGGAAGATTTACAGCACCAATAGCTGGAACTTATTTTTTCCACGGACAAGCAATATCAAAAGCAACAAGTACAAATTCTGGTGCAATAGAAATGAATTTTAGAAAAAATGGAGGGCATATTCAAGATACTTTTGCATATAGTAACACAGGTGGTTTATCCAAACATACACAATTATCCATTCAAGCTACTGTTACCTTAGCAGTAAATGACTATGTTAATGTAAGATTTGCATATGAAGGTGCGCACGGAGGTGGGTATAGTGTGTTTGGTGGATATTTAATAGGATAAAACAATATGGCACTCTCAAAAATAAATCGTAATTCATTAAATACTGGAATATCGGATAGTTCGGATGCAACGGCTATTACTATAGATAGTAATGAAAAAGTTTTAATAGGAAATGGGAATACTTCTGATTCTGACACTGCTGGATTATCTTGTGAATTTGCAGCTGGTGGTAACTATGTAGCTCACTTTGAAAACACTACTAATGCTACACCTTATACTGTTGCTATTACTGAACCTTCAAGTGCTGGTACTGGCTATCCTTTATTATGGGTTGGAAGTCCTAGTAGTGGATATTTAAGAGTTGATAGTGGAACTGGAATTGTAACAGAATCAAAGAAACCAGTATTTATGGCTAAATTTCGTGGATTTGAAAGTAGTGGTACTGTTACTAATCCAGCTAGTAATTATCAAGCTACTCCTATAAATATAGGGTCACATTTTAATAGTACCACTGGTGTATTTACAGCACCGACAGCTGGAACTTATATTTTCTTTGGGTCTATATTGTCTGCTAACAATGCTGTTGTAGTTAGAATATATTTTGAAAAAAATGGCAGCATTATTATGAACAATCAGCACGAAGCAAGAACTACAGAAGGACACTCTTCTTATGGCAAGTCAATGTGTCACGCTATTTTTACTTTGGCTGTAAACGATACTATAGAATTAGTTGTTTCTCAAGATAGCACTAATACTTTTTATGCTACAAATGATTACGGCTATAATTCATTTTCAGGATATTTAATAGGATAACAAAAACAAGGATAAAAACTATGGCAGATTATACTGTAAAATTAACAGACACAGAAGACAAAGCAATGTCTTACTGCGCTTTATCTACTCAAGATTGGGTGGATAATGCTCTTAAAAACAGAGCGAGAATAGCCAAAGATGAAATCATTGCAGCTAATACAGCACATTGTAACGCAAATGATATTCAAATCGCTACTGGCGAAGATGCTCAAGTAACCCAAGCCTTTACTCTTAAAGTTGTAAAAACGGCTGAAGAAGTAAACAAAGAAGCAGAAAAAAATACTCCCCCTAAATAAGGAAATATAAATGAGTTATATTGGCAAAACCGCATCATCTGCTACACAGAATATTTTTAAATTTGTGCCGTCTAGTTCGGCTACCACTGTAACTGGCGCAGATGCATTCGGAAGAGTTTTATCAATGCCATCCAATCAGGATGCAGTTTCTGTATTTTTAAATGGAATATTATTATTGGGGCGAGGTGTTGATTATTCTTTATCTACTAGCACTGTAACTTTTACATCTGCCTATGCAATCTCTGACGAAATTATCATTATTACTTTAGAGCCTTTTGCCGTTGCAGATCATTTAAAAAAATCTACTGGTGGTACTATAGAAGGTGGTTTGACAGTTAATGGTGCTTTTACTTCTAAAGGCATTGATGACAATGCTGATGCTACTGCCATAACAATTACATCTGCTGAAGCAGTAGGAATAGGTACAAGTTTAACTCCAAATAATTATAGTGGTTATCAAGTTTTAACTATAGGTGGTTCTAATGCAACTACTGGTTCTGCTTTTGATTTAGAAGATAGTGATGGAAATATAGAAGCTCAAATATCTGGTACTGCTGGTAGATTATATTTAGATGCTGACTCTGGTGGTGCAACTGCTAGTAGTTTTATGCACTTGGGTGTTGATGGTAACCAAGTTCTTAAACTTGATGATTCTCGTAATGTCACTATTGCAAACGGCAACCTTGTCATAGGAACAAGTGGTAAGGGAATAGATTTTAGTGCAACAGGCGATGGAACAGGTGCAAATCAACACGAATTATTAGATGACTATGAGCGAGGTACTTGGACACCTACTCTTCCAAGTGGTGGAACAATTGATGCCATAAGTTCTGCTACTTTTACAAAAATTGGTAATGTAGTTCGTCTTGGTTTTTACATAACAATGAGTAGCATACCCAACAATAGTAGTGCTTTTTATATTGGAGGTTTACCTTTTGTAGTTGCTTATGATGGAGCTGGTGGTCAACATTATCACGGAGCAGGAGCAATAACATACGTTGGGGGACATAACATAAATGGTTTTGGTATGCTTCCACCAACTCCGTGGACAAATAATGATGATCTTTATTTTCATAGAGGTGACGGCAATTCTAGCACAGTAACTAATTCAAATATGCACGGTTGTCCATATATAATATGTGCAACAAGTTATATAACAAATGCTTAAAGGAATACTCTAGTGTATTGCTAGAGTTGGAAGCCTAAAAAGGAAAAACAATATGGCAAATGGTGATATTACCAAAGAATACGAAAATGATAAGATAGAAGTGGTAGGAACTTGGAATATTCAAGTTCGTAAAGCCACTATACTTATGGAAGAACAAGCTGATGGAAGTAAGAAAGAACTTACTCGTTCATTTCATCGTAATGTGTTGCAACCATTTAATTCAGAAAAAGGTTCTGATGATAAATGGACACATACTGAAACAGATTTAAGTAGTGCTGATGCAGATGTAAAAGCGATTGCAACGGCTGTATGGACAGATACTGTGAAAGCTAATTATAAAACATTTACAGAAAGTCAAAACATTGTCTAATGCACGAAATCTTGCCACCCTCTTAGGAACTTCTAGTACTGTACCTAGTGCTAAAATGCCAACTGGTTCTGTAATCCAAACTGTATCCGTAAGTATTTATAGTGATGCATATACAAGTGCAACTTCTGCTACTGCTCTATCAGCTTTTGATTTAACTATAACTCCTTCAGCAACAAGTTCTAAAATTTTCTATAATGTTACTGGTGGACATCAAAGTTATGCATCTGCTTCAGAGCATTTAAAGATTTGGTTTTATACAAGTATTAATGGTGGTTCTTTTGGTAATGCAAATCCAGCTGGTGGAACAAATACTTGGCAATATTCACATATGGGTGGTGATGCGTGGGGTCATTCTATGTCACATAGTATTCTTTTATCACCCAATACAACTGGTGCAGTAATAGTTAGACCTTATTATTCAACTCACGATGGAAGTGGTGCAGTATTTTTTAGTTCAAATCCTAATGTTTGGACAGCAACAGCTTTGGAGATTAAAGTGTGAGTTATACAAGTGAAAAAGTAATTAAGGCTTTAAAAGTTTTAGACATAAAAAATTATTCATATTGTGGTGATGCACCTAAAGATGAAGCAACATTTTTAAAAGGTTTTTCAATACATACTGGCACAGAAACTTTAGAAGATGGATTAGTTGTAGCTAAAACTAGTAATAATCCAGATGATTTTGGATTTACTTGGGCAGAAATAAAAACTGAGATGGATAAATTATAATAAATGCTTTCAGTATTTTCGCTTTCGGAAAAATCATTATCTGGTGCTTTTTCATTTAGCGTTGCACAAGGTGCGTTTACAGCAGATGCTAGTGTTTCGACATCTGCAACAAGAGTACAAGCATTTAATGCGAGTATAAGCGGTGATGCATCAACCACTTGTAATGCTGTAGAAGTATTATTTGGCGGATCTTCTGTCAGCGCAAGTGCAACTGTAGGTGCTGGTTTTGTCAGGGTAAGGAATGCAACTGCATCTTTTACTGCTGATGCAAGCGCAACTAATACTGCAATCAGGGTTCAGAAATTCGCATCATCTGTATCAGGCGACGCGAGTACAACCAATAATGCTGTAAAGGTATTAATTGGAAGTGCATCAATATCAGCGGATGCCACTGCAACATCAAGTGCTATAATAGTTTATTTTGGTGGAGCATCTGTTAGTGCAAGCGCGACTGTAGCTGATGGATTTACTAGAGTTAGATCAGGGAATGCATCTTTGACGGCTGATGCAAGTGTTGTATTTGATTCAGAAGTATTAGGTGAAAAATGGGTTGATGAAACTGATGATGATTCCACCTGGTCGGAAATTAATCCGGCAGTTGCATCTTGGTCAACACAAACACAAACAAACACTAATTGGGGTGTACAATGATTGAATTTGGTCAATGGTTACCAGACCAGCCTATTACTCAAAACAAAGGTGTGTTTGAGGCTAAAAATGTTATACCGGGCGCTAAAGGCTATCGTTCATTTAAAGGCCTATCTCCTTACTCCGGTGTTGCTACAAATAAAATCTTAGGTGCTTTTTCAGCAAAAGATTATTCTAATAGCCAAACAATCTATGTTGGCGATAGTGGGAAGTTATACAAGTTTAATGCGGCTGACAGTTCATTAAGTGATATTTCAAAATCAGGTGGGTATTCAACTTCTTCTGATGATAGATGGAGATTTACTCAATTCGGTGAATCAGTTATTGCTACAAATTATGATGATAATATTCAAAAAATAACAGCATCTGCGGGTGGTTTATTTGCTGACTTATCGTCTGATGCGCCTAAAGCAAAATATATAACTACTGTTAGAGATTTTGTTATGGTTGCAAATACCCACGATGCAACAGATGGCGCTGTTCCAAATCGTGTTAGATGGTCTGGTTTGGGTAATGAAACTCAATGGGCGGTGTCTGCGACGACATTATCTGATTTTCAAACTCTGTATGGTTATGGCTCAATAACTGGTATAGTTGGCGGAGAGTATGCAACCATTCTTTGTGAGAGAGGCATATTCCGGTGTACTTTTGTAGGCTCGCCTTTGGTTTGGCAATTTGACGCGGTTGAAACTCAAAGAGGCTGTTCTGTGCCGGGCAGTGTAACTTCAATTGGTAATAATGTATTTTATCTTTCTGACGACGGGTTTTATATGTTTAATGGCTCGCAATCAAAGGCAATTGGTGCAGAGCGGGTTAACAGATGGTTTTTAGATCAATATAATATTGCATATGCGGATAATTTAACTTGCGCATCTGATCCACAAAATCAAATTGTTATGTGGTCTTTTACAAGTAATGATAGCGGTGACGGAACACCGGATAAAATATTAATATATAATTATGCTGTTGATAAATGGTCTTATTTAGTTGTAACCGCAGACTTAGTTATACCATTATTTAGTAGTGGATATACTCTAGAGCAATTAGACAATATTTCCTCAAGCATAGATGCTTTGCCTTCTTCATTAGATAGCGCAGTATATAAGGGTGGTGCTTACTTTTTTGGCGCTGTGAAAGATAAAAAAATTCAGACTTTTGGTGGTTCTACTTTAGAGGCAGAAATAATCACCGGCGAGTTTGAGTTGCAACAAGGCAAGCATACTTTAGTTAATAAAGTGTACCCGGTGCATAAAGGCGGGACAGCATCAGTTAGTGTTGGTTCAAGAAGAAACTCGCAAGATGATGAAACTTTTACAAGTTCATCTTCAGTTAATTCTGCTGGATTTGCACCTATAAGGAGTTCCGGAAAATACCATAGAGCAAAGATTGGCCTATCAGGAACTTGGTCAGAATTACAAGGGATTGATTTTGAATTTGCATCAATGGGAAATAGGTAATGGTTGATTTTAACTTTAGGAAATTACCTTATTTTGGCGGTTCAGAAAGAGAAGTAGCATTTGCGGTTAATAATTTAATTGATGGAAAGATTAATGCAACTGGATCAGTTACATTAACAAATAGTGCAACTTCAACAACTGTCAATGACAAAAGGGTAAGTGCAGACAGTATTATTTTATTTATGCCAACAAGCGCTCACTCCGCAGCGGAAATTAGTGGCGGGTCAATGTATGTTTCAACGAGGTCTAAACAGAGCTTTGTTATTACTCATTCAAGTTCGACCAATACGCGCGCTTTTGGATACATAATTTTAGGCTAAAATGATTATAGAAACAATTGGTGACTTGCGCAGTTATGCTAAAGAGTTTCTAAGGTGCTTGAGCTTTTTTAAACCGGCGATGGATTTAGTTAAAACTCATAATGAGTTAGATGTATTTTCAATGCTGGTTAGAGGAGATGCTTATTTAGTGTCTTTAAAGAAAAGCGCCGGTGTTATTGAAATAGTAAAATATCCTCGTTTTACTTCTTGTAGAATATGGTTAGCCGGTGGGGATATGGATGAATTAATAGATTTTTATCCTAAAATACATAAATGGGCAATTAGAAAAAACTGCCAAAAACTAGAAATATTTGGTCGCAAAGGATGGGCGCGCATTCACAAAGACCATAAACCAACTTCAGTATTATTAGTAAAGGAGCTTTAAAATGAGTATGGGTGGTTCTTCCTCACAAACAACAACAACATCTGCACCCGCTTATGCACAACCCTATTTAGAAGGGATATTGCAAGAGGCATCAAAGATATATAAAACGGGTCAAAAGCCATTTTATCCCGGCTCTACCAATGTTGGTATGGCGGGTGAGACAGATTTTGCATTAAATCAAATGCGGGATACTGCTATGGCGGGTAATCCAATTTTAAAGAATGCAAGCACTTTAGCGCAAAACACTCTCAAAGGTGACTATCTTAATTATGATAATCCTTATTTACAAGGTGCAATAACGAGAGCCACAAACCCATTAATAGAGAATTTTCAGACATCGGTTGCACCGGGCATTGATAGTCAATTCGCGGGGTCTGGAAGGTTTGGTTCAGGGTTATATGCTCAATCAAGGAATAGAGCAGAAGATTCTTTAACAGATAGTTTGGCTGATAAATCAATGGATATTGCATATCAAAATTATGCAAATGAACGCGCAATTCAAGATGGTCTTTTAAATCAAGCGGATGCGCTAAGTCAGCTAGAATATGGCGATGCACAAATGTTAGCAAACATTGGAAAAACCAGAGAAGATTATGCTCAAGCGGATTTAGATGACCAAATTGCCAAATTTGATGCAGAGCAGTCTCAGCCATTTGATTTTTTAAATGCATACTCAGATTTGATTAATAAAGGCACTTATGGCCAACAAAGTACACAACCAGTTTCTCAGGATAAGGGAGGCCAATTGCTTTCAACATTAGTAACATTAATGAATTTAGGAGCATAATAAAATGAATTTAGGTACATTCTTCAGCACATTAATGAGTGCCAATCAAGCCAATCAAGCGCCAGCAACTCCAAACTCTGTCGTTCCACCCTCTGTTATTGCCACTCCAAAACCTAATATTCCTTCATTGCCTATGGCAAAGCCAAGATTTAGTAATGTTCCACTTCCAATGGCTAAACCAGAACCGCCAAAACCAACCTTTATGCAGAATTTAGGTAGGAACTTACAAGGCTTTGTTAAGCCTCAAAATGAAATGCAAAGAAAGGCAAACTTAGCTTTTGCAGCAAAATTAGCGCAAGCATCAAGGCCGCAGTTGGGTGTTTTAAACAAAGGAATAGGCGCAACCATTGGTAATCTTGGAGAGGCATTGCAATCAAGAGAGGAAGCACTAGCACCCAATATACGTCAGCTGGGAAATGTTTTAGTTAAGATTAATCCTGATGGAAGTGTTGAGCCTTTATATGACCCCAATACTGGAGAAGATGAAACTTTATCAAACACTCTTCAAAAAG